TTTTATTATTGATTGAATTTTTTTATTATACTTAAGACCTTTATTGTGTTGCGCATCCAACCGATTCTTGCTGATGCTGATGCTGATGCTGTTGCTGATGCTGATGCTGTTGCTGTTGCTGTTGCTGTTGCTGATGCTGATGCTGTTGCTGTTGCGTTTTTTCTGTATAATTGCTAAAATTACACAAGTGACTATTTTCTGGTATCTGTACTTTATGTTGGTTCTTATTTTCTAGAAGTTTTCGGACATATTTTTTCTTTTCATCACTTAAATTATTTTTAGGAAAAATTACATTAAATATGATTATCATATTTCCAGTATTATTAATTCCTTTATTTTTTATAATTTTCTTAGAAAATGGATGGATTATATTTTCTTCAATCACATGTAGATAGCTATTATCTAGATATTTCACTACAAAGTCAAAACCACACAACGCATCTATTAGGCTTACATTATAGTCTATTATCAAATCATTATTTGAAACATCATATATACTATGTTTAGTATATTCTATAATTACTAATAAATCGTCTTTTTCTTTAGTTTCTAAATTAATATTACCTTGGTTCTTATATAAAATTGAATCGCCATTTTTTATTGTTTGTTTTAATTGTAAATGGAAGGGTTTACGTATTTTCACTATTTTCTTTCCCTCACATTCTTGGCATTCATAGCCCGGTTTTATTTTCTTACCTAGCCCCATACATTCATCACACATGGTTTCACTTGAGGTTACGAAACCCGGTGCCAACATATTAATTTTCATTTTTCTTCCTTGACCATTACAACCTATACATCTTATTAAGGCGGTTTTATCTTTCGTTCCGTGACCTAGGCAACTCATACACATATTTTTCGTTTTAATCTTGAATTCTATGTTCTTTTCGTTATATATTTCTTCCAACGATACGGGTAATATATGTTTTGTAACACTCGGGGGTCTATTAGCAAACGGAAATCCAAACGAATTAGGCATTGGCATTTCATTTTGATTAAGAGTTCCATATAAGTCGTAATTACGTTTCTTATCTGGGTCGCTTAATATATCATAGGATTTCGATAATTCTTTGAACTTTTCTTCACTTTCTTCTTTATTATTGGGATTCCGGTCTGGATGATACTTCTTTGCCAATAATTTATATCGTTTTTTTATTTCCTCAGATGGTGATGATTTTGAAACACCTAGTATTTCATATGGATTCATTTAAACTAATAGTTGAATTAAATCTTTAAATATAGCCTCAGTAACATATTTGAAATTAGTTAGTTAATTGGTTACATTTATTAAACTGTAAATTAACTAATTGTTTATCATTATAATGCGCTTCTAGACCACCTACAAATGAATTGTTATTTGTACAATATACAGAGTTTGATTGATGTCGTGTTTCTATATTTCCAAGCGTATGTTTCTTGGGAATTTTAACCTTTCCGGTTGTTAGGTCTCTACAAAATAGTTTCATTCCGGCTATACCTTTTTTAGTATTGTCATATGCTACATCCATTCTAAATATACCGGAATTCTTAGGACATTTTACCTTTTTAACATTGGTTTTATCATCTATTCCAGCAATTCCTTCTATATTTCCCAATGTTTTTGTTGCTCCATCCTTTTCATATAAATATTGGAAACTATTAATTATACCTTCCGATGAAACGTTTCCAATTACACCATTAACATAATTTTCATTAGAATATTTGATTGTTTTACAGTCGTTACATGTTTCCACTTGTCCCAATAATGTATTTATTTTATATGATTTCCAAGATTTCGGTTTATATTTATTCATATTTTCAAATAAACTATTGTCGATTTCAATTGAGGTTTCCGATACTTCGTCTTCATCCCTACTCATTGTTTTAACCTTCAATGAACATATATCACACGTTTGATTTTTACCTTGAGGACCTTTGGGTCCCAATTTTCCGTGTGGTCCTTTTTTACCTTGATCATCACGTTTATTGAAGTAATAGCATAGTGTGAAAATCGCAATAAAGCAATTCAAAATAAACATATGACCGAAAAAACTTATACTTGCTAATCCATAAGCATTGAATGATTGGTTTTTAGACAAACTTCTATGAACAATCATTATTCCATACGCAATCATTAATGTTAAAATTAATAATGTAAAAAATATAATACGCCAATCAAATATTACAGTAAATAGCATATCACTAAAGGTTCTCTTTGCGGTTTTCGCTATGTTGATTGTAGTTTTTCTAGACGAACCAATATATTCATCTGCTAAATCTTTACTATAATCATAAGCACCACGAAGGTCGGTCATTATAGTATATAATATTATTATTTATACAATAATTATACAATAATAATTATACAATAATAATTATACAATAATAATTATACAATAATTATACAATAATAATTATTGTTTAATTTGGTGCTTTTCGACAACACAATTTATAATTATTTTCTAATATAGCTGGATTCGGTTCGTAATCATCTGGGCATTTATCCGTTGCTATAACACAGTAATCTTGTGTTTTCAATTGGTCTATATCATTGATTTCGCAAATATTCGGATGAACCCAATTAAGGTCTTCGGATGCTTCTAACCCTTGGATGAAACCGGTTTTTAATGCGTCGGTTTTTTTAGCTTTTAAACCTATTTTTCCTTTATTTTTTGATGGATCATCGCAAATATTTGTCATAATATATTTATTCACAATCGGAACATTCTTTTCACTAGCACAACATATGTAGGGTTCAACATTATTATAGTTGAAACCGTCATCATCTATACCAGCACCTACATTAACAGTTCCTTTTTTCATTTCTTCTAATATTTTATTCTTTTCATTTGCTATGAGATGTAATGGACCCTTAAGAGAATTAAATGGACTTTCGCATGGTTTGGTACTAATAAAACACATTCCATTATCCGAATTTTTATGTTTGAATGTCGGCTCACTTGTAAAATCTCTTTGGGGAACATATGGTAATGGTTCAGTATTACACTTTGATAAGATAGGGTCTTTTTGTTCATCTTTGGATAATTTAGTATTAAGTGTAATATAACTATTATTTTGTGTTGTTTCTCCTCGCATGTTACTCGGTTTCAAAATGAAACTTTTATTTTTGAATTTAGTAGCATAAAAGTCCATAAGACCATCAACTTCTTGATAATACATACATATAAATTGACATCCAAATTCAAAACCATTATTGGGACTATATTGACGTGTGAAGAAGCTTTGTTCTTCTGGAACAATAATAGACAATCCACTTTTATTGTAATTCATTAATGTTTCGGTATCTTCTTTAATGTATTGAGATATACGAACGGTGGGGTCAATCGCTTTATTATTGATTTTTCGTACGACACTTGTATTCCACGAACCATTTACGATTTCTTCTAATGTACTATTTTCAAACCCTTCACTACATAATATTATCACCTTTTCCTTGAGTTTCTTTATGGGTTCTTGCGCTATATTTTTTTGATTATATCCATAACTTATATCCATAAGTCTGGATCCACAATGTTTTATTATAGATTCCTTGATTTTTTTAAGAATTTTATGGTTTTTGGGTATATTTAAATTTAAACCAATTAGGAGTGGGTCTTCGTAATTGGTAACAATACCAGCATTAAAAGCCGTTGTCCCTATAGTTTCCATAACTTCATCAAAACTTAAACTATTTAATGATAGTTTCCAATTTCCATTTTTAAGTCCTACACATACGAGCGGTTTATCAGAATCACTATATATGTCTAAATATAAAAAACGGGCTCCGTACCTTATAATTCTTTTCAAAATATTTAGACTATTATAATCTAGCATTTGATTTTTCCCGGTATATGGTCTGAACGCACTCGCAATATAGAAATTACATAAAGGTTGGTCTTCTTCTTTTTCATTATCGAGAGAACTAATAGTAAAGTAGTCGTCATATATATAGAGCCTTTCCATAACCTTATTAACACGATACTTATCAGATATGTAGAAACTTAGTATTATGGTAATAAATAGTATAAAAAATAGTATAATGAATTTACGGTAATATTCAATATTTCGCAATAATTGGTTTCTTAAATCTTGTTCCATATATATTTATTTATATTATTTTAATATTATCCATTTAACATAAAAACTAATTGATATTTTAAGTATGAAAAATTTATTAGAAATAATAAACAAAGACATTGAACGAATATTTTCAGGTGTTTTTAAAGACCCTGATAAGGTATATTTTTGTACACGTTGTATAACCAGTTGTATGAATATATTAGATAATATACTGACCAAAAAGGAAATAAAGCATTCTATTTCAAAAAAAATGCTTGTCATTTACAGCTATATTATCAATATGGATGATATAGGGATTTATGATGTTTTACTATATGATATTTACAAAAATATTAAGGCACTCAACCACGAGTTTGCCGAGAAGTTTCATTATAAATGTCTCTTCAAGAAGAAAAATATAGAGTACCACCTAAACATGATTATGTATTATAAAAAAAATGACGAAACTACTGATAACTTATACACTTACTATTTTAACGTAGAAAATTATTACAATTGTTTAAAATTATTGGATTATAGCGATACTGATTATTTCTATAAAAAAATGATATTATGTAATAATATTTGTGATTTCGAAAACTTAGACCAAAACATTAGTAAAATAATTGACTATTCAAAAAACAATATGTGTTCTCCTTATTTACTTATTTGTATGGGATTAGGTAATACAATAATGAATAATTGTGTAAAACGGTATTATAAAAATATACCATGTGGACAATCAAACATAATACCACATAATGATTCGAATATTATCCAAACAACCCCACATAAAATATGTTTAGTAGTTGATAATAGTAAATACAAATTAGAAAATTATATTATACAATCATTTGAATATGTTATATTGGATTTAGCTTTAACAAATACATTACCGAAAATGAAAAATGTTGAAATTATTCAATGTGACTTGAACGAAACCAATCATGAAAATATATACGATACATTAATAAAACAGCAGTTTTACATGGCTATTAATTTTTGTAGTTTAAATAACATAAGTCTATTTAAATTATTAGCAAAGAAAATTGCTAAAATACAAATAAATAACAATGATTATTTAGGTAGTCATCAAAATGGAGTTTTCGATTATGTTATATTAGGAGAATGCTACAATGATATGAATAGTAATTACATATTTAGCGAAAAGAAAATAATAGTTAAATGCCCGATCATATTGAATATTGACTATTCAAAATCATTTGATTTTGAAATTAAAAAGAATTACGATTACATTATACACTTGATTAATAAATATATTAATAAACAACAAATATCGGATTTTATGGTAGATTATATATATAAAGTTATTAAATTCAATATACGAAATCTAAACCGTGGTATATACAATAATGAATTACTTATTGAAAGACAAATAAAGTCCGTTATGGATAAAATGAATATTAATGACCCAAATTACAATATGTTTCAAAATAATTATAGTAAAATACGGGATTTGAAAAAGGGAAATATAAAGGAAAAACAATTACATTCAATGTATTACAACATAATATTACCTATATGCAAACATACAGATTATTTTAGATTTTGTGTGCTTAGTGGTTCGAAGAAAATTAGTAAAAAGGATATTTTAATTTACAATCAAATACTGAAAATGTCTCCTAGAAGTGTATTATATATACTTGAAACGGTTTGTTTTGAAAATCGGGATATGCTATTAAAACATTTTGACGAAAATATTAAAGAAAAAGTATATTTTATACCATTTATTGAACCACAACTTAATCTGTATAGACTTATGTACTTTGATTGTGTGTTGGATACACTTAACTATAATTTAAAAAATACGATATATGATATACTTGTATGTAAAATTCCAATTATATCATTCCAAGGCAATCATTTATATTCTACAATAACGTCTAGCATTTTAAAGAGTTTAAACTTGACCGATACAATATGTATTAATCTCACCGAATTTATTGAAAAGTCAATACGAATATCTAACAATCCAGAATATTATAACTACATCAAAGACAAGTTTAATCATAATAGTGTAAAGAATTATTACCAAGAAAATTATATAGAAAAAATAATTAATACTATTATTAAAATTGAGTAAATTAATTTAAAATATTTAAAATTATAATATTATTATTACATATTGTAATATGGCTCTCAACAAAAATGACGAACCACTTTTGCGCGAAAACCCGAATCGATTTGTAATTTTTCCCATTGAATACCATAATATTTGGGGTATGTATAAAAAAGCTCTAGCATCTATATGGACGGTCGAAGAAGTAGATTTATCTAAAGATGCTAATGATTGGTTGAAATTAAATGATAATGAACGTAATTTCATTGAAAATATTTTGGCTTTCTTTGCGGCGAGTGATGGAATAGTCAATGAAAATTTATCCGAACGTTTCATGAATGATGTACAAATCACCGAAGCCAAATGTTTCTACGGGTTTCAAATAGCCATGGAAAATATCCACTCAGAAATGTATTCCCTTTTGATTGATACCTATGTCAAAGATACCACGAGAAAACTAGAACTTTTAAATGCCATAGACACGATTCCATCGATTAAAAAGAAAGCACAATGGACATTGAAATGGATTGGTGACGACGATTCCGATTATAATAAACGTGTAATTGCCTTTGCCGCAGTAGAAGGTATCTTTTTCAGTGGAGCGTTTTGCTCTATTTTCTGGCTCAAAAAACGAGGACTTATGCCAGGATTAACATTTAGTAATGAACTTATTTCTCGGGACGAGGCATTACATACGGAATTTGCTATTATGATGTATAAAATGTTAGTACACAAATGTTCGGAAGAAACGGTTAAAGGAATAATTACTGAAGCAGTTGAAATAGAAAAAGAATTTATCAATGAAAGTATACCATGTAAACTTATTGGAATGAATTCGGAACTTATGAGTGAATACATAGAATTTGTTGCTAATCGCCTCATTGTCCAATTAGGATATTCGAAAATATATCAAGCTAAGAATCCATTCCCATTTATGGAAATGATTTCATTGGAAGGTAAAACTAATTTCTTTGAAAAAAGAGTCGGTGAATATTCTAAATCCGGTGTTAAATCGGGAACACAAGTATCTAGACAAATAGTTTTGGATGCGGATTTCTAGACACTACTATATTTCCACGTAAATAAAAAATGGAATTGTATAGATTATAACATTACTATCCATCGCAATAATCTATCATAATACGTTTCTAGTTGGTCTTTTTGTTGGTGTTTGTCTTTATTCATCAACACATCGTAGTAAAAATCTTTGAGTGAAAAATAACAATAACTCGCGACAATTGATAAATAAAAAAACATTATTTTTTATATAAATTCTGTTTCTTAATTAGTATTATATTAATAAGTTAGTATTGTATTAATAAGTTAGTATTGTATTAATAAGTTAGTATTGTATTAATAAGTTAGTATTGTATACTAAATCTTTATGTTAAATAACTCGCTTAAGCTATTACCTAAGAGACATCGTTCGATTGCCAATGAAGCCAATTTCGACACATCTATAATATCTATCTTATTGTGTTTTTCATGAACGAAATTATTCTCTAATAGTTTATCTAATTTATCTTTCCATAATACAGTATTTGTAACACTAACACGGTCAAAGGAACTATTGTGTATTTTCCTTATAGCATCGTTACTGAATATTCCATGACACGCACACATTATTACCTTTGACGCGCCATTTTCTTTCAATATATCGGCCGCTTTACATGCGGTTCCGGCTGTATCTATTATATCATCAATAATGATACATACTTTATTTTCTATTTTTCCCATAATTACCATGTGGTCCACTTCATTCGCAACTTTGCGTTCCTTATACATAAATGCCGAACCTAAATTCATCTTTTTTGCCATATGAACGACCCGCTTGATTCCACCTTCATCGGGACTCACCAATATAACATCTTTCAATTCTTCAGGTGGAACAACTGTTTTGATATATTTTATGAAGTATGGTTCCGAAAACAAATTATCTAATGGGGTAAGACCAAAGAAACCTTGGATTTGGTCTGCGTGTAGGTCAAACACAATTACACGGGAAACTCCTAGACTTTCAAACATAGTTGTCATTACACGCGCGCTTATAGGTGTTCGAGAATTGTTCTTACGGTCTTGGCGTTGATACGGATACATTGGCAATACGAGCGTAATCGACTTCGCACTTCCACGTTTAACGGCGTCAATCATAATTAACACTTCCATTATTAAATCATTTACGGATAATACTTTGCCTTTTTCGGTTGGTGTTTCAACTATACTTTGTATGATTACTATATCCTTTTGTCTAATATTTTCAGTAATATGATTAATTGAAACTTCACCACTGGCGAAATAACCTGGTACTTCGTGGGATAAACTACAATCATATCTTATCTTGAAGTTATGTGCTATTTTAGTGCTTAAATTTCTATTACCATTTCCCATTATGAAACTGGTATTTTTAAGTTCATTGGACGGCTGATTGTGTGGGAAAATGTCAAAATTGAATTCCATGATGAATACCTCGGGTGTCTATATTTATTATTAATATTTATGAAAAAATAAAAATTTTCAAATTTTATTTAAGATACTATTATTTACTAATAATTATTAATGATAAATAAAGTAGATATTGTTTGTGGATTAACCTGGGGCGATGAAGGAAAGGGAAAAATCATAGGAGAATTATTGAAAACTAATAAATACGACTGGGTATGCCGTTGGAATGGTGGTTCGAATGCTGGACATACTATTTATTTAAATAACACAAAATATCATACCCATATTATACCCTCTGGAATTTTGTATGGGGTTAAATGTTTGATTGGTCCGGAATGTTTTGTTAACATTAATGACCTTAATTCGGAAATGGAATATCTAAAGGGACATGGATTCGATATTTCTTTATTGAAAATATCACCCTATGTAAAAATCATAACACCTTCCCACAAAGAAGAAGATGCCAATAACCCCAATTCAACTGGGAAAGGTATTGGTCCCTGTGCTAGAGATAAATATGCACGTAAAGCTATTCAATTGAAAGACCACTGTCCAGAATCGTTGAAATCATTTTTAATGACTGAAGATTTACACGGAAATATTCTATGTGAAGGCGCTCAAGGGTTTTGGTTGGATATTAACTATGGTAATTATCCATATGTCACATCAAGTGTCACATTACCTTATAGCGCTTGTAGTTTAGGATTTCCACCATGTAAAATTAATACTATTTATGGTGCTGCTAAAATATATGACACACGTGTAGGCTATGACCCCGATTTCGAAAATATGTGTCAGCCAGAAGAAGAAACCATCGATAAAATTGTAGAAGTAGGAAAGGAATATGGAACTACAACCGGTAGGCCTAGAAAGGTATCCTGGCTTAATTACGATAAATTAGTTAAAGCAATTAATATTTCAGGAACTAATGTAGTTATTATATCAAAAGTAGATATATTAGAAATAGTAAATAAATTTATAATATTAAAAAACAATAAATACATTCATTATGAAACCCTGGAAATAATGAAAAAAAAACTAGGTGATATGTTGTTTGATGATTGTAAATTAATTAAAAAAATAATTTATTCCGACCATCCTGAACACGTTGAGTTTTGATGTGAAGGCATTGTTTAAATAGTTTCCAATGCTCGTCCCGTGGGCCAGTTTATAATATACTTACCCTGTGGATGTTTCCATTCTCGTTTGAATACAATAATAGTGTCCGAACCACTTAGTTCATTCATGATACGTTTGAATAATGTAATTTTATCAACTACCAAATCATCGTATTTAGACATATCTAAATGATTCAATTTCTCTATAAATTTGGCATTGATTTTAACACCACGCATATTGTCAGCCAATTTCATTTTCATATTAGTCTCAATATCCTTTGCTGTCCAATAAAGGGTTGATATACCAATAATATGTTTGTTTTGTAAAATTTTAAATTTGGCGGTTTTACCACTTAGATTTTTGAAACCAACCGAAACACTTGTTATTTTATTATTGTAATTGAATTGACACGATTTAGATCCCATTGACAGAAGTGCCTCCATATTTTTAAATTTATGTTCCGCAGCCATTAATTCATATTTACCTTCCTGTACGCCGGATAAAACCTCCATATCAAATAGATACTTATCAGTCGTATTATTATATACTTTATAGACCCCAGTTTTGACACCCGCTTCGCGAACACCACCAGTCGCTCCAACATAACAATTTTTGAATGGAGTAACAAAGCTAATAAGTTTTCTATTATTTTTAATGAACACCTTACGCCCCTCGACACGTTCAATATATTTATGGAATTGAATAGTAATTGTATTTTCATCTAGATCTTGAAGCAATTTGTTGCCATCCATACGATAGTGTTTTACTCTCATGCCACTCCCACCAATATCAACGATACATGCCATATAATACTAATGATATTTTTCATTTTATCCCAAATGAATTTATTTTATTTGTTATAGATTGTGTATAAATACATTGATTAATCTTCATTTCGGTATAATATGTTGAATACAAATCTGCTATATTATATTGTATTTTCTTATTAAGTAGAAAGACCATTGTTTCTGCTTTTGTATAGTTATATTTTTTAGTTTTATATTTATCTTCTTCCAATAAATAAAGATGGTTATTAATATGAATTTCAATCATATTTGATTTTATAATAAATAAGAAAAAATGTTTAAATTGTTTATTGTTTTTTACATTTCATACAATTCAACACACGGCAATTAGGGTCATCCTTAGGTTTGTTTTCACAATCATATACGTCGCATAACGGTTGAAGTAAAAGTTCATCATTCGATGCCTTAAGATATTCCATACCACGTTTAGATAAATTATTTGATTTAGCATTCAATTCATTATCTTTATTATATTCGGAAATGACAACTTGGTCACCCGAAACATTGGCCCATGAGTGTCTATTTTGAAATTTATAATTTACTGGTTCAGGTTTAGGTATAAAACACATAGAATCTCCGGCAATAGGGTCTTCGAGACAGCCCTGGAACATTTTCAAACCTTCAGCATTGGTTGTGTTATTGGCAGCATTAGATAAAACGTCAACTAATTGGTTATTACTAAGCATAAATACACTCGAGTCTTGTTTAGGTTCATCCCAAGAAATATTGTTCATAGATACGGCATTATCTAATTCTAAATTTTCTGGATATACGTCGAAATTAGATGGTACAACATTGTTATTCATTATATATATTAAAAAGAAAAAAAAATGTATTTTTTTTATTATTGTATAATAATCAATAATGTTTATTTATAAAAACAAAATCGATTATGTTCATAATTGTCTAATCCCTAATAGAAATACACTTCATCCGCTTTTAAAAGATTATGACGAATTAAAAAAACCATATTCACAACACGTATATGATAATTTAGAAATTTTCAAAGACTATGAAGGCACTGAAACAACCACATTGATGGCATCTATTAATAAAACACGGACCTTAAGCGGTCATATAAAATTACAAAATATGCTTATGAATTTTCAAAATCACGAAACTCTTCAAAAAAAATATAAACTACTCAATAAAAATTACGACATTGTAAACGATTTAATTAATCAATTGGAACCAATAGAAGAATCGCTATTAATTTATTGTGATGATAAAAATGATAGTGTTAATGAAATAATGGATAATGTTACATTAAACTTTCCATATGTTAATAAACTAAATAACAATAAATTGTTCCTGAATCTCTATAATAATTATCATATATTTAGTCCGCTATTAACTATAGTATCTCCCTTAGTGATGTTTGTAATCACATACATATTTTCTAAGTTTGCGTTTTTCAAATATGTCAAATATATGACATTCAGCATTCCTAGTCTAGATGCCTTCAAAGATGGCAATTATTTAAGTGGAATATTAACATTAGGTATGTTTTTGTTTAGTTTATATACTTCTGTGACCTATTCAATTGTTAATCAAGAGTTACTAAAAAAAATGTTTGAATTTAATCAAAATGTTAAAAAAATTCAAGAGAAATTAAAGGAAACCCGTGATTTAATACCTGGATTTTTTGATTCTGAATACGATTCTTACCATTTCTTGGGACGATTTTATGAAACTGAATTCAAACTTACTAAGGATAAGGGGAAGATAATTGTAGATTTCCATAAAATAAAAAACAATAAAGACATAATAAAAAATATGTTAATCAATCTAGGTAATTTAGATGCCTATATGTCTATTGTGAAATTAGTAAAAGAAAATCCCAATGTTTATTGTTTCAGTAAAATAATTAAGACTGCTGTTCCAACTATAAAAGCCCAAGACATCTTTCTACCTATGAGTGTGGATACACCAGAGAAAGCAGTTAAGAATTCAATTGAAATCACTGGCAATAATATGTTAATTACTGGTCCCAATGCTGAAGGTAAATCTACTTTAATAAAATCAGTCGCGTTATGCTTAATAATGTCGCAAAATCTCGGTATTGCTCCTTGTAAATCCCTCAGTCATTCCTATTTTGATACAATTGATACCTATTTAAATGTTTCCGATAAAAAGGGTGAAAAATCGCTATTTGAAAGTGAATTAGAAATCATGCAAAATTACATTGAGAAAATAGAGAAAAATCCAGAGCAAAAATCGTTTATAATTATTGACGAAATGTTCACTGGCACGAATCCACAAGAAGGTATCGCGACTTCAATGGCAATATGTGAGCAATTAGCGACCTTTAAAAATAGTATCAGTATTATTACGACCCATTACCAAGAATTAAATGAATTGAAAGAAACCGAATATACAAAATATCATATGAATAAATATAAATTAAATACGGGAAAAAATGATAGAACTAATGGTATCGAATTATTATCAAAAAAATTTAATAAAAAAATTATAAAACGGGCACAAGAATATAAAAAAAATCACATAAAGACTATTAATTAATTATTCATACATACATTATGAAAGTTAATATTATTCATAGCCAACATTCCAATAACATTATGTGTGATGCTGAAGTCCTGAATTATATGCTTAAACGGTTCAAAGAAAAACCCAAGATTTCTCACATTAATATAAATAATTATACGTGTCCACAATCACAAATCAATATTTTCATCGAATCAATTAACTATAGTTTTATACGAAAAGCCAAATATAATGTATTTATTCCTAATCATCAATATTTTTCAAAAGAAAATATTCCAATGTTAGAAGGGATTGATTTAATCTTATGTAAAACCAAATATTCGTATGAAGTTTTTAAAGACTTAGTAGAGCCAGAACGAATTAAAAACATTGGGTGGCGTTCCACCGATAATTCTAACCACAATCTGGATAAAACACGTGAAGATTGGTTGGCTTTATATAATGACCATAATTATCAAGATATCCAGAAACTTATTGACATATGGCAATTGGACTATCCTACTTTGAACATCGTTTTCAGTGGTGTCCCAAAAACTGGTCTCAATAAGAGAAATCTGGCAAATATTATGTATATCGAAAAAATTGACCAAGAAAAATATGAAAACTTATTTAATACATGTTTGGTACATGTATGCCTAGATACTATTGATAATTACAACCACAATATCAATCAATGTATGTTATGTGGAAATGTTCCTATATGTATTAATAAAGGACCCATAACCGAATTACTTTATGAAGATAACTATTTTCCAGTATCATGTACTAAAAAGAAAAATCCAAATTTCCTTGGTTCTAAATACACATTTTCAAAGGAATCCTTGGAAGAAACCGTAGAAAAAGCATTGAATATTTCAGATACATCTCTGGAATTGATGGGTGAAAACAATAAAATGTGGGCGCATCGCCAACAAACTATTTTTAATGAAAGAGCACATGAATATTTCCAAGAAGTATTTAGAAATACGTTAGATGTCAAAAAACGCGAAGACAAAGAACATAAAGACGAAGACTTACCAAGTATTTCAATTATTACGGTTTACAGTAGCACTATGAACTTTTTTAAATTGCCAATATTGAATTTCCGTTCTCATAGTTATCCACGTGAAAAATTAGAGTGGATTGTCGTCAATAATACAGACGACGATGTCGAAAGTATGATGCCTCCAGTAGAAGTCCGAGAACAATTTAGAATTCGGTATACAAAGGCTAATGACGATGCTACATATGGACATATGTTAAATCTGGGTATTGAAAATGCTACAAATGATACAATAATGATTATGGAGGACGATTATTTCTTTTATGAATCCGGATTGAGAAAAATCGCCAACGAATACCTTAATAGTAAAAAGGAAATAATTGGATGTACTACAATGGGAACATTTGATATTAATCGCTATATATCTATTATTAGTACAAATGGACAAAGCATTGATTATTTCCAGAGGATTTATTTAGGAACACTTATGTTTTCAAAGAAATTCTGGGAAAATGGTAAATTTTCAACCGATATTGGAAATGAAACGCAAGGTCTATTAAGAGGTAGATTTAGAGAGTATTCGGAATATTCTTGGGAAGACAAGTTCGTTGGACTTATTTATTCTAATAATGAAAAAAAATGGTTAGTTCCAGACAATCAACAACCCAATGGATGTCATTATAAGTTTTCAAAGAAAGTGTATGAATTTATTGTAGGATTAGACCCTAAACCCAAGGAGGAAGAAGCCTCGGGAGAAGCATCTGAAGAAGCATCGGAAGAAGCCTCGGACGTTAAAACAATTTAAAATTTGAAATTGTTTTAAGGACTTTTAACAGAAAATATTATTACAACTATGGTTAAAGTTTCAACATACAAGGAAGCAGAAATGCTTATTAATAATAATATCCAAAAAAACACCAAAATTATTATTGTATATGGTCGGGGTGATAATGGAAAAACGCATTTGATGCGAAATGCCGATACACGAGATTATAATTTGGTATTTGAATACACCGATATATTGGAATTGGGTTTTATCAATAATGATAAAACTACAGATAAATTTATAGTTGAACTACACGACGATGAAGAACTTAGTTATTTTGATACTTGTTCTTGTTCGATTGTAATTATAGATATGAATCGTGTAAAAATGAAATGAATTTTTATAATAAATTTCCTAGACATTTGGGTCGATAATAATAATCAATAGATGAATTATGAAATGGATATTTTTTTTTTGGTATTTCTGGCTCACATCGTAAATCCAGAGACATATTTCTTTTAGATGGGCTCATTTCATAAAAGGGAAAAAATTGTTCTTTATTTATTTTTAGTGCTAGTAAAATAACTAATAAAGCAATTATCATACCGTTCAAGTAGTTCATATATGAAGATAAAATCATTTTTTTTATTATACTATATATTCAGAAAAATTAATTAATTAATTAATTTCTGTAAAATTATTTTCTTTGTTTAATATATAAAATGGGAGGAGGTTTAATGCAATTGGTCGCTTACGGAGCTCAAGATATCTATCTTACAGGAAATCCACAAATCACATTCTTCAAGGTTGTATACAGACGCCACACTAACTTCTCAATGGAAACTATTGAACAAACCGTTAATGGTACATCACAACTTGGTACATCTGCCACCACAGGTACAGTAACTGTATCAAGAAATGGTGACTTGCTCGGTCCTATGTACGTCAAAGCAGACCTTGACACCACTGCCGCTGATGGTATTATTGGTGATAAACTCATTTCTGAAGTCCGACTCGAAATTGGTGGTCAAGAAATCGACAAACAAAACCGCGAATGGATGCAAATGTGGAGCGAACTTACAGTTCCAGAAGGCAAAGCCGCTGGTTACAGATACATGACTGGTGGTATGACCAACACTCTTAACACTAACGTTGAAACCGCACAAAACGCTGTTCATGTACCACTTCAATTCTATTTCTGCCGTAACCCAGGTTGTTACTTACCACTTATTGCCCTTCAATACCACGAAGTTAAAGTAAGATTCACATGGGGTGTCACAACAGAAATTGCTCGTGATGCTGGAACAATTGCCACAGCACCAACTTGCCAAGTATTTGCTGACTACGTATACCTCGATACTGATGAACGTCGTAGATTCGCACAAGTATCCCACGAATACCTTATTGAACAAGTTCAAATTGAATCTGGTTCAGCCGATAGTTCACAAAAACTTAACTTCAACCATCCAGTCAAGGCACTTTACTGGACTACCACCGCAGCGAACAACCTTACTACACAAACCACAAAAATTACATTGAACGGACATGACCGTCTTTCTGCCCAAACACGTGAATACTACCAATTGAGACAACCATACCAACACCACACCGCGGTTCCAGGAGCCAATATTCTTGAATCTAACAGAGCTACTTATATTGCACCTTTAGATACAACTGTTCTTACACATGACGCAACTGTAGCTGATGGTGCTGCTAAATTAGAAGCAACACAAATCACTTTTGATTCTGTTGACTACGCAGCTGTTCCAGTTAAAGTAGGTGATGTTCTTGTTATAACTGTAGGTGGTAACGATGCTGTCGCCGGCGATGTTAATGAAGTTAAATTTCATACAGTTCAATTAGCATCTGTTTCTACAGCTGCTGACCCAGTATGTGTATTTGTCACCGCAATTCCAGCAGCGCAATTACATACTTTGGCTGATGCTGATGGTCTCAATGTTCAAATTGTTGCTCGCGCACAAGATGCTCAACCACGTGTATCTTCACTTACCAGCAAAATCAACATGTACTCATTCGCACTTAAACCAGAAGAACACCAACCATCTGGAACATGTAACTTCTCCAGAATTGACACTGCCAAACTCCAATTCAGTGCCAGTGTTACTGTTGCCAATGTATACGCCCTTAACTACAATGTCCTTCGTGTCATGAGTGGTATGGGAGGTCTTGCTTACTCCAATTAAGTAAGCTAAGTTCTTACTCCAATTAAGCGACATAACGCTATTTTTCTTTTTTTTTTCAATAAAAAAAAAATATTTTTAATTAAAAAAAGATATAAATAAAAATTTATACGACTGTATATTCTACCATAACATTGAACCGACCTGCTGTAATATCAGCATTAATTGCTGTGTGAGTACACGCATAAATATGAATCAATGTAGGTGCCATAACAATACCAGGAGAACAAAAGGTAACATCAGCCGAATTAAAATTAATATCGGCTTCAGTTGCTGTGGTGGCTAATCCATAACCTTCAGGAGATAATTGGGTTGCTCCTGTCCCAAATAATTCGGTTGGTGTAGCAACGGCACTATTTGTTGCTGTTCCTGTTGTAGCACTTGCTGAAATGTGTCCGACTAATGTTTGTCCTGCTGCAACTTCAACATTTACTATAATTTTTTCAATTACTATTTTTCGCGCAGTTTGGTCGAAATTCGATGGCAATGATATATCAAGAGTTCCAAGTTCTATTAACACATCATTTTCGGAATAAGCGGTAGCAACCGCAGTAGTGTTTGCTAATGAACCCGCGAAACTTGTGAATTTTTTACATCCGACACTTAATGTGTTTCCTACTTTTAAATTATCGGGATTACTATATTGTAAATAGGTTGACATTTTATACAATATACAAACTAAAAATATTTAAATGAAAATAACAACAAATATATAAATTATGTTGTTTAATGAAATAATATTTAAAATAATATTTATATTTTTATATTCCATTTCTACTTATTCTTGGATAAATGCTACCAATAGTTATTTACTTTATAAAAGGTTCTCTCCATTATGTATAAAAACATCTTTATGTATGCTATATTTAATAACCTCAATCGGATTATTCATTTCATATTTCTATGGAATTCAAATATTTATAGCGTGTGGTATAATATATACAATAATTAGTTTTGTTTTATCTGGAATTATAAGTATTTTAACAAAAACACATAGCGAATACAATCCACTTGAATAAATATCACTTATTTTCGGAATGCCTTAAGTACTTTCTTTGTCATTCGGTTTAAGGTTGTTGAACGACCCTTGGTTTTTTTAGAAGATTTTTTTTTGTTGTATCCTTTTAGATTGTTTCTGGTAACATTGACAAACTTGTTTGACGAATTCGTTTTTTTAGGTGATTTACGTTTCAAAGCATTTAAACGTGCTTGAAGTTTAGAATACGCTTTTTCAACACGTTCTTTGTTTTCTGCGGCGCGTCTTGCTTCTCTTAAGTTTCGTGTTAATTTATTACGTTTTTTTTGTTCCATGTTTCTTTGATTTTTTCCAGCCATTCTCAATAGACTTTTGGGGATAGGAGCAACAGAAGAAGGCATTTTATATAATAGTAAAAGAAAAAAAATGTATTTTTATTATTATTGACTTTTCTTTTCTAAATTTTCTTCAGCTGGACCGGAAGTGACATTTCCATCCATATCAAATGTCGAACCATGACAAGGACATTCAAATTCTTCTTGACCTTCTTTATAGTCTACTTCACAACCAGCGTGGGGACAAGTCCTCGATAAAATGACTTCGGTATTACTTGCTGTATCTTTAACACTATAATCGCGATTATTATTTACGAATGTTACAATATAACGCATCATTCTTTCTTTCACTTCTTTACTATAATAAACCAGTCCTCCTAAAATCCCAAACAAAAACCCAGTTGCTATATATCTGAACATATCTTGCAATTTTTTATACTTAAACCATTAATTATGTTTTTAAATATTATAAAAAATGGAATTATCCACACTGGAAATTTACAAAAAATTACATAATTTCAAACCAATATATAATCCCGATTATTTGCTTCGGTTGAAAAATAAAACCGAATACTTACTTGATAAATTTGGTTTTGATATACTAGTAAATCATACTGGAATGGAGAAGTCATTATATTCTAAACATAATCCTTTATTATGGGAAATTGGACACGCTTTGTTTTTTATTGAGAAACACGCTCTTAGACATATACTTATGGATTACACATTTCCTATTAATATTAGAATTAATAATGATATATATGATAGCTTTGAATTGAATGCTCCTGAAAGATACAATGTAGAATTAGTAGGAATAGATGAATTAATAGTTTATAAACAATATATATTTAATAAATTAGATATAATAATAAAAACGATGGACAACATTAATGTTTCTATGAATTATATGATATCATTTGTGTTACTACATATTCATATGCACCTTGAAAGTTTCCTTTTTACGAATCAATTAGTCTATCGCCAGTTACCTAATATGTATAAACAAAACCTCAAACTCTATCCTAAATCTGAAACTATTATTGAAAACATTATGGTTCAAATAAACGGTGGACATTTTACACAGGGATATACCGAAAATGTTAAAAGTATAGGTTTTGATAATGAAAAGCCATCATTCAATAAAATTATTCATAAATTCTGGGTTTCTAAATACAAAATATCGTTTTATGATTTTATGACCTTTATCAAAAATGGTGCCTATGACAATGAAATACATTGGAGTCCAAATGGATTGCGATGGAAAAAAAACAAGAATAACGATTTCCCACTTTATTGGAATAAAACAACTGAAAATAGTTTTACTATTAATTATTTTGACCAATTAATTCCCATTGAATGTCTTTATAATTATCCTGTAATTAATGTATCCTGGTATGAAGCCGAAGCCTACGCAAATTGGAAGCAATGCCGTATGCTTTACGAAGATGAATGGGAATATATGGCGAAAAAATCACCTATTAACTATGAAGACCTGAATATAGATTATAGAAATCAATATATAGTTGAATATAATGAAAAATATACAAATGAAGACAATATTAATGAATTAATGGGTAGTAACTATGAATGGTGTCAAGAAACCATATATCCATACGATGGTTTTGTGATAGACCCATTATATCGTGAAATGAGTTATCCATTTTTCGGTTTTAAACGGGTTTGTCGCGGGGCTTCGTGGTGTACTGCGAAAGAATTGGCTTACCCGTCTTATAGAAATGCTCAATACCCCGATTGTGCTAACCAATATATTGGATTCCGAATTGCTCTATAATATATTAATAACCATATTAATAACCATATTAATAACCATATTAATCTACCCAATTCATTTTCTGTGAAAAAAGGAAAAGATGGATCGTAATCGCACTTAATCCCAGTAATTGTAATAATGGGTAGATATAGACTCCCAGACGTTTATTTAATCCTGCGTATGCTATATATCCGAATAACGGTATCCAAAATAAATAGTGACTAGCATTAACAATTGCTCTATACGATAAACTGGAATAATTATATGAAACAATAAATGGAATCATTGCTGTTAATGTTGCTAGTGAAATGAACGCCCATTTTGGGGTATTCTCTTTTTGGGTTCCAATATAAAACAATAATGGACCAACTAAAAATATGTGCTGAAGATTTACTTGTGCCATACTCATGATTATAATAATATTTTATTTTTCTTCGACGATTACCTTATTTTCTACGTCTTTTTCTAATATATTAGGATACCAAGGAATTCTTGGTTTCATTCCTTTTCCGTGGAGATAGTTTGTTACACGCTCGTCGTATGTATCGCGGAATTCTTTGAATAATTTATAGGGATTAGTCACCGGTTCTTTGTATTTTTTACACATATCTTCTACAAATTTCAAAGTAATTGCCGAGATGCTTATTGACGCACACGAACCAGTAACAAGTGAATGTCCCTTTTTGCCAGATTTACCATAGCGGAAATTTTCTTCTTTATTTGCGCGTAATTGTTCAATATTAATAGTTTCACTGGCGTATTTCAATGGACCCATTAAATGGTCGGGGACTTTTATTAATCTACGTGTTACAACATATACTTCCGCTGGATGAGGGTGCCATTTTCTATAGATATCATTATACACAGTTACGCTATGATGTCCTTCAATATTATTCCAGGTTACACTTAAAACATTACCCTTTGAGTCTTTTTCACTTACGCTTGGTATTCCGTGAACGGCGCCAATTTCTTTAGCCTTTTTACGCGATATGAGATTGGTCATTTTACCGTAGTTAAATCGTGCTTTCTTTGTTTTTCCTCCCTTTAGTGTCCTTTTCGATGATTCCTTCCCCTTCATAACTACATTAACTACATTGACTTTTTTGGTCTTGTTTTTAGAATTACCGAGAGATACGTTTACCTTTACCTTTTTAGGTGATTTACAATCGGTTGGTTTTTTACAACTTTCGCCACTATTGATACATCCACTTCCACATACCATTTGATTGTTTTTATTTCTTTTACAAGAGCATTTATCTTTGCTTGAACTTCCCATTATATATATAATATATAAATGAGAATATATATATATCACTATTAGTGATTATTCATTTAGTGTTTTCTGAAATAATTCTATGATCTTTTCACCGTGAGAATAATCATTTACTTCTATCATCATGGCGCGTAATAAATGGGATTGTTGTATGGAATCTAGATTGTCATAATAAAATGTAATAACCTTGGAATTTTTCATTAAAAACTGTGTGAATTTTTCACTGTTAGTTTTTAAACTATTGATTAGGTTTCTATGTATAAATAAAGGAAACATACAAGTATATGGAACGTTATAATTAATAGTATCAATGTTTCCGCGAAAGAATTCATATAAATTGCCAACAAATTCCGGATTATATAAATGAAAATCGCCATTGAGTCGCAAATGACATTCTATTATATTTCCATCGATTATTTCAATATTTAAACAACCCTTATAGCCTTTTAAATATGTATGAATCCAGTTTTCTATTTTACTAGGGATAACATAATCTATAAGTGTCTCGTGACTCTTAAATGAACCTTGATTTCCAGATATTGATTGTAGAGCAGAATAGAAGACTATTTTATCTTTATTGTAAACTACATCTAAATTAACTTGTGGTCCTGGGAAATATTCTTGCCAAAACAATCCATCTTTAAAACAAGTATCATATTCTTCATCATTATGTATTTTGTAGAAACTTCTGCTCATACCGTGTAGGTTATATATTGGTTTAAATATTACCGGATATGTTGTGGGATAAATTCCAAGGGGGGCGCAGGGTATGTTTTGGGATTGTGAAACCAACAATTTATTATAGATGAAATTATAGTTGGGATTATTTATATACGATTGAATATCGCAAGTGTATATATTGGAATCATCTATATTCATTATATCTAAATAATCATTAAACGAATAATATTTTTTAGAAGTCATAATTAAAAAAAAATAAGAATAAATTTAACAATATAATACGACAATTATATTTCAGGGATATTATCGAAATCCAATTCTGCGTCTTCAAGTGCCATGTCGAAATCCGATTTCATAGGGTCCGATGTAGATTCCAGATCTTCAATACTTGGCATAGTTTCGGGTAAATCTAATTTGAATATTCTAGTTGTACCATCTTCGGCTGATTCATAGCCCTTTGTTCTTTCACCTGGTGGTTCTGGTCCAAATGTTCCATCCGGATGATACTCTGGACTAACCGGAGCATAATCCTCACTTGGGTCTTGATTATAGTCATCGTCAAAGTATTTATCGAGATTAATATTAGTAAGTTCATCCGTCTTTAATAAAGGTGGTTCTTGTGGAATAAATGGTTCATTGACCGCTGGTAATAAGTTAATAATTGCCTTTTCTTGTGGAACTGGACTCAAAGGTCGTTCCGGAACAGGAACCAGCGCTGGGAAAGATGGTTCACTGTCGGGAACATATACGGGACTATTATAACCGAATGACGGGGGAGTCCTTGGTTCGAATGACGGAGGAGTCCTTGGTCCGAATGACGGGCTCTGTGGATCATACGACGGGCTCCTTGGTTCGAAAGTAGCATCTGGTTTATATACCGGACTATTATATCCGAAAGTTGGAACTGGTTCGGATGGACTAGTAGGCCTGTATTCCGGACTTTCTGGTACGTATTCCGGGCTTTTAGGTTCGTAGTCATAATAGCTAAAATTGTGGCTTGGATATTGTGTTTCAAGTAAGCTAGACGCATCTATTTTATCCCCTACTAATAATTCGCCGTAATTTTCAACCAGATTAACAGAAATGGTTTCAAAACTTGGATTGACTTCTTCGCTAACTAAATATTGGTTATTTTCTAATTTAGTTACTATTAATTTATTTTCGCTACGTAATTGTTCCTTAGAAGTTTCATTGGAATCTTTTAATTTATCGATGAATTTATTCAATTCGAACTCTGTTAGTGGTGTCATTAATTGTTTCTTATAATATTCCTCCGTAACGATACCACTTGGTTTAATCGATGGAACCTGAACCTTATCATATGATACACGATTTGTTTTCGGTTTATAGGTTGGTTTGGGTTTAAACTGTGGTTCGAATGTTTTTTCTCCCATTTCTAATGGTTTATAAGAAGCATCTTCGCGTGGAATTAAACGCATACATATACCCATTGCCTCACACTCTTGTGTAAGCATTTTTGTATTATACGGAACTCTTATAGGAACAACTTCCGCATTTTGTGAATTATAATTCAACAGATTTAAGTCCTTATCAAATTCCAATGGACCGCTAGCACTAGGGTCAATAAATTTGTTTTGGTCTCTATTAGCTATTGCTATCATACCGCTTGTATCTGAAATATGATATTCATACTTATCACTACGTTCAAACATAGATTCTTTAAGAAATCCCATCATACCGTGAGATAATATGGCATCGCGTTCCATCTCACCTATACGTAATCCACCTCCAGCTGATCTACCCGATGGTGGCTGTTTGTTTTTCAATGTATATTTACCCGTATTACGTGAATTTACTTTATCTTTTACCATATGTTTTAGGCGTTGGTAATATGTCGGACCAATAAATAATTTGGTTTCTAGCTGATTACCGAAAATACCACCATATAATACTTCATCACCATGTTTAGCGAAACCACATTTCTTCTCTAACATTTCAGAAATGTCTTCGCTATAAATATGATTAAAGGGTGTCGAGTCCGCAAAGAATCCCATATCACAACATACTTTACCTTGAATTACTTCAATGAATTGTCCCAATGTCATACGACTTGGAAAAGCATGTGGATTGACAATTAAATCTGGACAAATACCGTCTTTTGTGAAAGGCATATCTTCTTGTCTTAATACCATACCGATTGTTCCTTTCTGTCCGTGTCTGCTAGCAAATTTATCTCCTAATGCTGGATTACGTTTGTTCGAAATTCGTACTTTACATATGCGGTGTTTATGGGTGTTCATGTAGTCAATAAACACTTTATCTACAACACCATCAACATCCGCTTTTAATCCAACACTATCATCAAAAGTGTCATCGTCATTTTTAATGTATTTACTAATCAAAATGTCATTACCATTAACAAATGTACCTTCTTCTACCACACCATCACTATTAAGCTGACTGTAGTTATATTCCTTTTTAAGTTTAGTTTCATCGGGATTTTTACCTATAATATGTTCGACGTTATCTTTAGTATCATATCGTTCTTCCGCTTCAAACGTTTTGAATGTGAAACCATTAAATAATCCACGTTCAATCGATGTCTTATTTATAATAATACTATCTTCTTGATTATAACCACTATAGCAACCAATGGCAACAATGGCGTTAACACCGGTTGGGAGTTGGTTACTGAAAACATAGTCACTAAGTTTAGTGGATACTAAGGGTTTCTGTGGATAACTCAAAACATTAGAAGTTCCATCCATACGATTACGGAAATTACTGGCATATATACCGACAGATTGTTTTGTTTGACCCGTACCATAGACATTTCTAGGCGCTTGACTACTATTACAATAGGGTAATGTAAAACCAAGTGTTCCTAAAATCAATGATGGATGGAGTTCTATATGTGTATAATTAACATTTTCATTGGTTAGGTCACTTGGTTCGTTTGCCAGTAGGGTTCCATTTATTTCATCTACATCCAAGTATTCGATAACACCACGATTTTTCTTTAATGTTTCCATATTTTCTTTTGGTTTTTTATAACTACAATCGTATTTATTGAAATCTATATTTGTGTTGCCGGCTACTAAACGGTCCCACTTTAGTGTGTCGTCTTTAGCATTTTTTATATGATCACTTGAAATGAGACTTTTATTATCTTCAACAATGGCTACTGGACGGCATAGACGTCCACCGTCGGTTAATATTTTAATTTCAAAATTTTGATAGTCAAAACTAATAGATGTAAATATATTGATGAGTGAATTACGTTTATATGTTTGTAATGTATCAAACAATTCGAGAGGGTTTCCATGAATACCTACCCATTTACCATTGACAAATACTTTCACTTTATTAAAAACATAACTAGGAGTGAGATATTCAAGAGGAATTACCCCGAGGTCTTCTAACATATCAATAATTGGCGTGGGACTACATCCGAAAGTAATCTGGCACATAGTAGACATATGTTTTTTAATACCGATATTTCCACCATCGGGAGTTTCGGCTGGACAAATCATACCATATTGTGTTCCATGTAATTTTCTTTGTCCCATCATAATCATATCTCCAAGTGTATTTATTCTACGTAAATGGGACATGGTTCCAGGCCAAGAAAGGCGGTTCATAGATTGTATAAGACCTTTTTTATTTAATATAGTACCAATTTTAAAGGCTTTGTTGAAAGCATCGGTAATGACTTTAAAGTTAAAAATCTTATTATAGTTGGCTGTATTAATTATATTGGCAAATTTAGTGTTTTGGTATTCGCTACTGTTAAAGCGATATTCACTATCAATAGTGATTCTAATATCACGTTGTAATTGTTTGAAACTTTCGCGAAACAAGTTAGCTAATAAGAATCCCGATAAATCCACACGCTTGAATTCAAAACTATCACGATCTGTAGGATCACGAATTCCCAATTTCACTTCGAGTAATTTATTGACGACATATCCTAAATAAAATGCTTTATGGGTAAAATTGTCACCTACATGAGGGAACAAGTCCGTGGAAATATTATCCAGCAAATGACTTGTCGTTTTTCCCTGGGTTAATTGGGTAAGAAATTTAATCGCGGTTACTTGGTCTTTGACGTATACACTATCTTCTAAGGAAGGTCGTAAGTGTTCCATGAATAACTTAGCTTTTTTACTATCTAATTCATATAGGATATGTTCCATAATTTCTTTATCTGATCGTATGCCCAACAAACGAAACAAAACAAAAAGTGGTATTTGTGCGTGAATCATAGGTAATCGTATAGTGATTTTATCATTTGTATTATTAATATTTATGGCGGTCGTGCGTGCGTATTTGAAACTATCATTCGGAACCGATTTAATTTGGGCACTGAAACTATACATTTCATCAATGGATTTAACAATATACAATTTGTTTTCGGCTTTTCTTTCATGTGAAACTATGACTTTTTCAGAACCTTCTATAATAAAATACCCACCTTGGTCATAAGGACACTCTCCCATTTGTTTTAATAATTCCGGAGTAGTTCCATGTGTGACACATAAATGGGACTGCAACATAACTGGTATTTTACCTAAATTAACTTTCTCAAATGTTTTGGTGAAAACTTCGGGTTCACTTTCTTCGTCGGACATATACACGGTATATTCTACATACACATTACAGAATATACTAGAAGCATAAGACAAATTACGCAAACGAGCTTCGTTGGGATATAACTGACTTATTTTATCGTCTTTAAAAGCAACGGGTTTGCTAATAAAGATTTCATCGCCATTTTTACCACCATAATATATTTTGGTTGTATACTTGTAATCATTTAATTCCTTTGAAAATTCCTTGTAAATATACTGAGGATTGTATTGTTGAAAAGTCTGTGGAATTTTTTCTTCAATGAAATTATTGAATGAATCAAGATGATGATTGGTAAGATAATTCTTCGTGTTTCTAAAATAATTATAAACTATTTCCCAAGTGTCGTTCATTAATATATAAACTATAAAAAAATATTTAAATATTATTTTGAACTTTCAATAAAATACAATAGTAAGGAAATAACCATAAACATTAAACCAACATAAAACATGCGTCCGTCTTTGGTTACTATTATTATAATTTGTTTGAAATAATAAAGATATTTGTGTAATACGTATTTATTTGTATTTTCTTCTACTTCATAATCACTAAATTCAATATAGTTTTTAAAATTTTCTTCTCCGAAATTACCAAAAAGATTAATAATATCATTAACTATATCTAATCCAATATTGGCGAATTCCTTTTCTATTTTATTAATTTCTACAAGTTCGGGATTCCGGTTTTTCTGTTGTTCGTATATGTTTCCAACTTTATTTAAGTTCTCTATTTTTTCGAATTCTACCTGTTGCTGTTTTTCTACTTCGGTTTCATATAGTTTACTTTCTAATTGGGCTTGTTGATTAATTTTATTCGATAAATTAATTAAATCAAAATCAACTAATAGGTTTTTATCAAGTTCTATTTTCTTATTAAATAATTTTTTTGTTATTTTAGTTTTAACATCGTATTTTAATAAGATTTCATTCGTACTTCCGAAATATTGGTCAAAATTTACTGATAATCTCTGTAATGATTTTAATTTCCAAGATTCGTCATCCGTATTAAGTTCAATACTAGTTAATACATTATTTAGTTTAAAAAGTATGACCATATAATCGATTTCTTTCTTTAATTCAACCTCTTGTATATCATTTACACTATTTACATTAAATAATTTATTAAATTCTAGTATATTGAGTAGTTCATAATATTTAGCATTAATAATGAGTGGATTCTTATAAAATTCAAGTCCTTCTTTTTGAAGATTACTAAAAGATCCCTTAATCGCATTTAATTGCTGTATGGTTGTTTCTTTAGAACTTAAGTCTAATTGTGGATTTTGTTTAATAATCGTAATTATTGCTTCCATACTAAATCCAGGTATAGGATAAATATAACCATAGTTTCTTATTTTTCTATAATCGTCTGGGTTTAATGAAACAATTAAATCATTTGAACTAGAATCGATTTGAGTCAATAAACTGGGTGTTGTTATCTTTTGAATTGCCAACAAATTACGAATACTGTCATTATCAAATACTAAGGTGAGGTTTTTGAAGACGAAAATTAATTGGTCTAATTCGGTTTTTAATGAAAATTCTAATGTACTATTATTTTCAATTAGTGGTATTGGATACATAACTCTAAATTTGTATTTTTGCATGAGCGATTCTTCTATAATAGTATTTTCAATTATATTCTCTTTCGCTTCCCTGTTTTCTTTCATAGCACTTTCATTATAAGAATTAATAGTTTGATTATTGGTTGCTTTATAATACATTAAAGTGTCACCGGATTCGGATTTCATTTCGAGACCAATTTTATACTTTGTTAAATCCATTCCTGAAACAGCCTCCAACTGTTTATAAATATCACTGAATAAATTGTTTCGGTCCATATTGAGATTATATGTTTTGGATTGATTCTTGATTTTCAATCTAAGTGGTAATAATGTATTATCACTAATGTCTGTAGCCCCGACTGAAGGTCCAATGGTTGGTATATTATTATCCGTAGTAGGTGTATTTTGGAAATATTCACTAGACTTATTAGAAGAAAATAAAATTGCCCATAATAATACAAATACTATAGCAATTTTAGGATTTTTTAATTTGGAAACAACAGCTAATCCGGTTAAAAGTATCATAAATCCATAGAAATTTTTTCCGTTAATGAATACCAATAATAAAAAAAAACATAATGGTAATAGTAATTCATTGTTTATCATATTATAATTATACTTGTTTTTTTTTTTATAAAGTATTCTATAATTTTTGGGTTAAATAATATCAATAAGTTCAGTATGTGAAAGCATAACGTTTCTACAACAATAACGTTTCAATCCCAATTCATCCAAAGCTTTACCTTCGGGAGTTTTCTTAATATTGTTAATATCAATAATAGTTTCAGACGTAGTTTCGCCTTTCGTATGTTTCAATACTTTTTCTTTATAGGTTTCATATTTGTTTGCCAACACTTTGCCGCATGTCCAACATCTAACTGGTACAATCATGTTTAATAATATAAAATATATAATATAAATATTTTATTGTTTAAATTCAAATTTTTTTAATTTAAAAAAATAATACCATATATCTAATTATGTGGTCAGAATTCATTTCAACAAATACTAAAAAACTATTCGGTCTTATTTTTAAGACAAATACCGAGAAAAATGCTATATTAGACCCTTTTTCATGTATGGTGCGTTTAGCAATCTTAAATTTCAAACCAAATGGAACTAAAATTAGTTTCGCTCATAACAAAATATCGTATCATGAACCCTGTATATTACAAGGAACTATACGATGGTCGCAAGGGGATAACCGAGAAGACCTTCATAATTTGTTTCAACCGATTAAAAAGGCCCTATTGTGGTATGATTATATAGACACTAAAATAGAATACATTTTTAAATTGAGTGAGCAAGGTATAAATAGATTAGAACGGTCATATACGTATAATTCATTAATAACCCATTCATTGGAACATTATCGTGATTATATAAATAAACACTACCAAAACAAAGAAATTAAAAAAGAACCCGTGATAGATAATATTGAACAGAAGGATAATAAAATTTTCAAAGAATTGCGAGAACTATGGTCAGAGAATGAAATAAATATTATTTTCAATATTTTGAAAGAAATGAAAGATAATAAAAATAAAAATAATTGTAGTGCGTTGATTGATGCGATTGAATCAATATTGACTCATAAAGAATATACTGTGCGAGATATTATAATTCACAATACTACAATGCTTGAATAATATAATTATTGAGTTTGGTATACGACACAAGGTGAGACTTGGGTATTTTCTTTATTTCTTTATTTTTCTCAATAAACACAATTGGAATATGTTTAACATTGTATAATTTTGCTTTATCCGGATTTATATCTATATTAACTTCTATAAAATGAACATTGTCATTGAACGTTTTCTTATTTTTAAGTAACTGTTTCCATATAGTTAGGAAATTTTGCGAATAACTACACCAAGGAGCATAAAACAATATTACTCTTGATTCATTGTCGAAATTTTCCTGGTTTCTTCTATATAAAATGAAACATACAAATATTGCCACTATTAAGAACACTATTATATTTTCATACATATTAATATAATTAAAGATAATCTTATTTTAGAGAACCTACAAAATCATCGATTTTCTGGTTTAATTCGTTTTCATTTTCACCATTTATATCCAATCTGTCCTGTAAATCTTTAATAGTTTTCTTCATTGAATTTACCTTTTCATTATGGTTAAGATTTTTAACACCCTTTACACTAATATACATTAATACTACTATCGTTAGTGTAATAATTCCCACAATCAACCATGCGTATTTCTTATTATTATTTGTATCACTACGTGTCATACCTATATTTATAAATACGGGTAATAAGCAACCAATAGCCATACATATTGCCTCAAAAAATGGCATATAGGAATTATATTTTTTCACCCAGAAAGATTCGTCGACTTCGTCATCCCCAGTTATGAAACCATCGTATGCGGTTGTATACATAAACAAATTAATAATAGCCGCTCCTAATATTGCTCCTATGAAATCTGAGAAGGTATTTCCCATCATATTCTTAGAACCATCAATTAAATCGTATTTGTCTTTAATATTTCGTACATATACACGGGTAGTTTCTCTTCCTTGTGCCAATATTTCTTCGGGTATCATTAATGGACCACCCCCTTTTTCAGCATCTAAGAAAAAGTCTAAATCTTCAATGAAATCACCGAACCCTGTAATGTTTCGTGATTTCAATGATTTAACTTCTTTATTGAACCGAAGTAATTGATTAATAACTGACCGCCATTTACTTCCAGACCAGGTATTTAAAATGGTGATATTTTTGGCAATATTCTCTTGATGTTGGGTGAATTTGTTATGAACTGAAAACGGTCCCAAAAAGATATTCAAGAAACTGGTATCCAAAGCATCGGTTCCTAGTTTTAAACCAAAATTGTCGAGAAACCCGAATACAATTGAACCGACACCTAAAGCCATTATTAATCCGGTGGAACTGAATTTTTTACCTTTGATATATTTTCTTATTTTATCGTTCGACAATACGGTATTATTTAATATAGTGAATATAACACAAATCAATATCATGTAGTAAATACCAGCAAATTCATAATTACCATCTTGAATAATAGATGCTACGAAGTATGTACTAATAAAAAAACATAATACGGATATAGTTGGTAAAGCAAACCTACTGATTTTCTTGTAGGCATCTTCTTCTTCTTTAGAATCATATGTCTTTGCGTAAATAGGTTGAATGAAATAAATAAATATAATAAATACAATGAGCAGTATTGCTGTATAACTGAAATTACTTATATCGCCCATTTATATTAAGTAAATAGATAATTTTTTTAATATACGAGATATTACGAGATATTACGAGATATATATAGTTATATATATATATATGGCAGGTACACTTTCACACGAACAAAAATCACTGATTGAAATTATTGCGGACGATATGGCGAATTTATCAATTGATAATTTACACGAAATTATTCCACAACTTATGTTACAAGCAAACCTCTATAAAACTCTCAATGTAGAACAAAAAAAGAAACTCATTATTAAAATGCTTGAACATCTTATTGATATTACGGATAGTCCCGGAGACGATGAATTATGGGACCCTATATTAAAAAGACTATTACCAGGTATGTTAGATTTAATAATTGAAGCTAACAATGGTAAATTAGTAATAAGAAAAATAAATAAAAAAAATAAATTTTCTTGGTTATGTTGTTAATTTAATTTAA